CGTCAATTGCCGCTTGAATACTTGCTAGTTCTGCTCGCGCCGCGTCTACCGCTTCATTAACAGCTACAACTTTTAGACGATTGATCTCGTATCTTTTAGCTACTTCATCATCGAGTAAACCAAGAATTTGTTGGCTGACTGACATCTCTGTTCGAAGAGCTTCAGTAGTAATACCCAACGCATTAGCGATATTCATTTCAGCTTGTTCAAAAGCTTTTTGCTGTACTTCCGTTCTTCCTAAAATAGCATGTAATTCTCGATACTCATCAACTTGCTCTTTAAGAACACCAGTCCCTAGTTTTAAAGTATCAATGTTGTCCGAGAGCGTTTGCTTTTGCTTAGGCCATAGTTTCCAAAAAGCGATTCCGACTACGGTTATAGCAGCCAAAGCAATTTTAAGCTTATTCAAAGGATTAACCAAAGCCACAATCACGCTCATAACACTTTTTCCACTGACCTTAGCTGCTGCCGACGCAGTTTTCCAAGTCGCCAACCCCGCCGCTATACTAGTCACCGGTAGTATGAGCAATTTAAACGATGAAGCTAATCCTTGTACCAGCAATACGCCTGATCCCAGCAACGCTAGAACAGGCCCAAACGCAGCGATAGCGCCAACCGTCTTTAATAGATCAGCTCGCCCTTCTCTAGAGAGGGTTCCTAACCACCGAACCAAATCTTCTAATACACTGATGCCTCGTTGAACAGCAGGCAGGATCTCCATCTCAAAAGCATCTCGGAACGTTTCAAATAAAGCGATCTTCAACTGCGTCAATCGTTCATTAATGAGATGCATCTGGTTGCTGAACGACATCATTTGCAGATTTGCGACTCGATCAACAACCCCACCAGCAACCCTGAATGCGTCCGCAAATTCTCGAATTCGTGCGCTGGCTCCGACAAGGGCGAGTGTGGCTTGCAAAGATCGTTCTTGGAAACCCAACATCTGGAGCTTAGATTTCTTGCCTTGATCCGACATGTTTGCTAAAGCTTTTTCAAGGCTTTCAATGATAGTGGCTAAGTCCTGAAATTTACCAGTAGCTTTGTCAAAAACAGCCCCTTCTCCAACCAACTCTTCCCACTGTTTCGGCATCTTCAAGAACGACCGTTGTAAATCACGCACAACGATAAAGAATTGTTGTCCCGCTTTTTTACCTTTAATCCCCCGTTCCGCAAACGCGGCTAAAACTGCAACACCTTCTTCAACCGTGATACCAAATGTTCGCATCGCCACCGCAGCCCGATTGGTTAAAGCTTCTGCAAATTCTTCAATCGATCCTTGAGCCATATTATTGGCTTCAGTCAGAACATCAGCCACTCGCTGCATCTGCAACATATTTCCAATGGCATCGCCTTGTATTCGTAACCCTAACGAAATATACGCATCAGACAGTAATTCAGTCGCTCTTTCTAGTCCAATAACACCGGCCTGTGCGAATTTCGCTGCTATTGGCAATGCCGCCATCGATTCAGCCGCATTCAACCCAGACGAAGCAAGGAAAAAATACGCTTCCGCAGCTTCTTTAGAACTGAATTTTGTCTGTAGAGCAATGGATTTCGCAGTATCCTCCATGCTCTTCCGAATTTGGGGATTGATGTTCGTCATAATGGCCAGCGATTCGGTCATCGCTTGGTCAAATTCCGCACCGGCTTTAATCGCCGCTGCAGCCAGCGCCCCCAATGGCACCGTTACGCCAGCTGTGATACGCGACCCCACAAAGAACATGCTGGTCCCTGCACGCTCCATGGTCTTCTGGGCTTTAGATATCCCAGCGTTCCAGCCTTTAGCGTCGATCATTAATCGACCGACCAGGGTTGCGACAGCAGTTCCAGCCATTATTCTTCTTCTTCTTGTTGTTGGCGTTTCCGTTCAGCTAACACTTTACGACGTTCATCGATTTGTTTCTTTTGCGACATCGTGTTCCGACCAAGAACTTCTTCAATCCGTAACCGCTTTTTCAGATGCCCTCCCGCATTCGCCAAAATCGTCACGTATTTGGCTTCTTGTTCTTCTCTGAATTTTTGCCTCCATTGCCATCCCTCTCCCAATTCTCGGTATTCAGCTGGAGTCATAGCATACAATTCATCGTGTTTCAATTCCAAGGGTCCAAATGCTATGACTTTGGCTTCTTCGATCCACTCGGACCAGGTTTGGAGGCCTCTTTTAACGCCTTCGGAATCGAGGGGGATACGTTTCCCTGGTCATCGTCATCACCTTCATCCCGTACGGCGGTTCCAATCGCACCTTGTTCGATGGCAGCTTCAAAACATTTACTCAATATAATATCAACCGATCCACCAGCACGAAGATATTCTCCCAACAAATTACCAGTTTTTTCCAATGTCAATGTTCCATCATCCCACTTACACCCAGCCCACAACATCGCCCGTGCGGTGCCAAACACAGCTTTCATGGACAACAGCTGGCCCAAGCCCATGCCATTGATTTGCTCGAAATCAGCCAAGGCATTGAAATCGAATCGTAATCGACGTGGAGTGGGTTCAATTCCTTTATCTACGAATTCTGAAAATTTAATGGATTTGAGACTAGACATTACGATTTCCTCCTAATGACCCATGACGGAGGCCAGGGCGACGAGCGTCATGGGTAGTTAAGGTGAGGGGCGTCATGCCCCCCACCCACCACCAGATGTTACGACGTAGCTCGTGTCAACGTACCAGCCGACCGGAACGTGGCACTGGCTGTTTCCAAATCCCCCACCGATCCCGTCATCGGAGGATAAGATTCCAACACCATGCTACCAGAAAATGAAGGATTGGTGGAGCTGACCGATCCACTTGTTGGCTTGACTGTCACAGTAAATGAGGCAGACCCCACCAATGCAAACAAGGTTGCGTCAACTTTCGCTGCCGCAAAATCCTGGAGAAACTCAACATCAATCGACCAATTCAATAAGCCTGCGATATTGGATCGAGTCGTGTCGCCCATGACCGTATCATCCAACATTTCAGCTTCATAATTGAGAGCACATGATTTTACATGATCGCTTAAATCGACTGTATTAACCACCACTGATGCATCGGTGTATACGAATGTTGCCATTGCCCTTGCCTCCTTAAGATATAGCCAGACTTCCAATACCCAGAGTAACGTATAACGTGAACGAGGGACCAGTTCCACCAATGGTCATCACAGTTCGCCAATAATCATCAGTAACTGCTCCATTAACCGAACCCCATTGTGCTTCAAGGCTTCCAGTATTTTGAGTAAATGTAATTCGATCAGTGGCTGAAGAAAAAGCTCCATTATCGTCACTTTGGACTTTTACGTCTAGTGTAGGAGAAGTTCCACTGTATGCTGAAACATGCAATCCTGCGTATAAAGTTTGTGTGGCCGATAAAGCACCAATCTGTGTCCCGGTGCTATTGGCAGTTGAAGTTTTTGCGCCTACGCCTTCAACCACACCTTTAATTAATTCTGAATGCGCAGCAGTCCCAGACAGCTCAAATGGCAACAAATCGCCTACCGTTCCAGACAACGGTGTGTAAGTACCATTGACACCTCGAATGGTATAGGACCGTTGACCGTCTGTGGTCCCGACAGGTGCAAATGAAAATACTTCTCGCGCTGCTCCAACTCTGGAATACGCGGTTCCACTTGTATCTCCAAATGGTGTCGTAGCCCCATCATCTCGGAATCCATTAACCGAAAAACCGAAAGTTCGCAATCCACCTCGATTCGACCTCGTAGTGTCTCCGAAAACAGTAATGTCCAACATTTCTGAACCGTAATCGGTAGTTAACGAATTGGAGAATCCAGTATATTCATATCCTCCAAGAAATATGCGTGCATCCATTAATCCTTGAACAGCCATTATACACTCCCCTGATTCACCAGTTCGAGCAATTTAGTTTCTTCAACATTGATGGTTTGTCTACATTTAGTGCAAAAAAATCTGTGGGTATGGCCCATGGCTCTCATGTCTTGCAGAAATGGAAAAGGATGCGTACACTCTTCCGTCTCTTGTTCTGATTGCTGGCTTTCTGTATCCTCATCAATCAAAGCGATAATCGACTGGATATTTTGTATAGCTGAAGCACAATTCCCTTGTAACGCCCGTAGCTGTTGCTTCAACATCCGTGCATTTCTCATACGTTCCATACTCGGAAATTACAATGTAATTGGGCGCGTTTATTTTCATCCACTCCCATCGAATACGGTTGATTTAAAGCGCGTATCAATAAATACGAAGTTGAATCAATGGTGCCTTTAAACCAATGCAGATCACTGAATATTTGATCAGCCAGCGTCTGAGCAGAAGCGTAACTGGTATTCCGTACGCCTACCATAAAATTTGGACGCTTCACATAGGGTGCGGTTCCTGATGGACCCATTGCGTTATACGGCTCTCGACCCATTAACTCCCAAATGGTTACACTATTGTTAGGCGCATCGGGTTCCTGTCCAATAAAGATATTTGTCCCCCGTGTCCCACGTCCTTGATTTTCAAGACGAAGGCTGATATCTTCCAACAACGACATCAGTCAAATACCCCGCGAAAAGATCGTACCCAAATAGCCTCCATGTTCTGTTCATGGTCCTGGATAGGTTTTTCTAAAAATTTATAATCCTTTGCAAATGGAGGAGCTCCACTTTTCATACGTATGGGATGCTTCCAGTTTTTATTGGGTTTATGCTCATGCTGTTCCCATGCATATGGAGCTTTTACTGTATCGTACCAAACGTCTGCGGTGACGACATATCCTCCACGACGTACTCTGAAATGGGCGCTGTCATGCAAATTCCCAGTTCGGTATGGCACCATCTGTTGGCTTTCTCTTTTAATATCTTCTGCTTCTTCACGAAGCAATACCGTTGCCATGTCCAAAGCCTTCTGGATGGACCGTTGCATTTTATCGCTCATCGCTTTAATACTGCGAGGATCCAGCTTCATCTGCGCCCTGGGGCGCATATTCTTTCCGACTCCAGGTAAACCAAAACCAGATTCGCCAACACCAGCCATATCAGGAACCTTGTCGATGATACGTCCAGCCACAAGATATCTGGACGTGACTATTACCGTTTTCGTCGGTCACTCGTCGAACCGTGAAAATTTCAGGCGTCGTATCAATCCATTCCGCCCCCGTCAAAGTCAATTGGGCATCAGGCGCAATCGTATCCACCGTATCCAACCAGACTTCAAAGGTCGTAGTGACTTCCTCTCCGCGTGAATCACGCAACTCCATAATCTTTCCCGCAATGCGAGCTTGATACTCAACCGCTGTCCCGTATGTTTCTTCGTTATACTGATTTTGCCCAGATTTCGGAGCCACCGTCACCGTGAATGGCATTAACTCCAAAAAATCTGGATCAAAATTTGGGCTGACAGCC